GCCAAAGGAAGCCGTTATAACAGAAACTTGTGAAGCCGCGGCGAGATAGGGGCCGAAGCCGACCAGCGCCTCGCCGATTTTCGCCTTAATGCCGCCGATGGTCATTTGCAGCTGCTTCATTTGACCGGTGGGGGTGGCGGCAAGTTTCTTGTTCATCTCGCCCACGTTGTTCGTGATGATACGAGCCAAGAGGGCGGCGCGCTCGCTTTCGTTGCCGTGCTTGAGCATCTTTTCTTCGGCTTCGGAGAACGTGATGCCGACACGACGCAGCGCTGTGGCTTGTCCCTGCAGCGCCTTGCCGAAGAGATTACCTACAGCCACCGCGTCCTCCTGCGTGGCGTTGACGCCTTTTTGCTGTGCGAGGAGGTTGTTCATCGCCGGCACGAGCGCGCGCAACGTTGACGCCTGCGTGGCGAACGTGCCGATTTGCTGCGCGCCCGCCACCTGCACCGAACCACTCACCACGCCGAGCTCCTTTTGCGCCGAAATCACGTCCTTCACGCCCTTCAAATCTTGGGCAGTCGCGTTCATGCGCTGCTCCATGATGGTTTTTAGTTTCGTGTTCGCCACGGCGGCCGCTTCGAAAGCCTGCGTATAACTCGAAAAAACACCTTGCAGCGAGCCGACGGCGCTCTTGAGTGTTTGGAAGAGCGAAGCCGTGGCGGCGGCATTGACGAGCGAGGGTTTGAGTTTCGTCGATTCCTCGAGCGCCTTCTTCATGGCTTCCTGCAAACCTTCGGTGCTCTTGATGATCGCGTCAATCGGTTTGCCGTCTGCTTGGAGTACAATTTGTATATCAGCCTTGGCCATCTGCTTGGGAGTTTTTACGGTTGATTTCTCTAACGAGTTCACGCGCATATTTTTTGCGCGCTTCTAATTCTTCGGGCGTTTCGCGGTGCGGTTGGGTTTCGCGGTGCTCGTCCCATGGCAGCGCAAAGAGTTTTTCGGGAGTCAGGGTCTTGCTGACGTGTGGCTGTATGAGTAGCGTGGTTTGGAGCCTCATCCTTTCCCACTCATCACGCGAACGGCCTTCTTTTGCCTCTGTGTGCGCCTTCATACACGCCATAAATTCGTCGGGCGTGAGGCGCACGAAATCGTCTAACTTCATGCCCATCACGCCCAACGCGTAGCCCATTAGCTCCGAAAAGGCTAATGCTTTTTTTTTGCAGCGCCGGCGCTGTCTGTTTCGTCGTCACTGTTCGTGCTTTCGATGGCTTCCGACCACGCTTGCACGTCTTCTGCGTCGAGATGGTCGGCGAATGTCAGCAAGTCCAGGCCGAACTCGATGCCGTCGGCGCTGCAGGCCGAAACGACGCAACACCACAAATAGGTGATTTGGTCGGTGAACGTGAGCGCCTCCGACAACTCTTTGCCGGTTTCGCGCGTGAAGCGCAGCATCGCTCCCATCGACGCGCGAGTGGGATAGTCTTTGCCGGCGATTGTGATTTTAGGGAAAGTCTTTGCTACCATAGTTATTAAGGGTGTTTTGTGTCGTCGAGTGTGGTCGGCGCGCCGTTGTTGATGAACGACACGGACGACTTCACGTCTTGGTCGGCCTCGGTGGTTTCGCTCAGCGACTCAATAATGAACGACCCCGCCAAAAGAATGTCCTCGGAGCCGCGCGCCATTATTTTCAAATCGGCTGCCCCTCCCGTCTTCCAAACCGCCAAAAAATCCTTGTGGGCGGCTTCAGTTTCTCCGATAAAGATAAACTGCTCGGCCTTGATGGAAATTGATTGTCCTGTTACGGTTGCTTCTTTGAACTTGCCGGAACCCGGAGGAGCCGACGCAATGGGTTTCACGGCGCGGGTCTTCGTTTCGCTCTTGTAGTCGACAGAATACGAGACGCAGTGACCTACGGCCTTGCCTCCGACAAAGAGGAGGAGGTCGTTACCGTTGAGATAGCCTTGAGGTAGTGCCATGTGTGTGTAGTTTAGATAGGTGTGTGTTGTGTGTTGGTTAACGGGGGCGAACGGTGAACGTGAGGAACTGCACATGGGCATCCGCGTCCCACAGTTCCTCCGCTGAAGCTATGCGACAAGAACGCAGCAGGTTGTCGCTCGCTCCGTCGAGAGCTGCGCGCACCGCCTCGGCCAATTCCACCGCGCCGGCGTAGGACGCCGCGTAGCAGGCGACCTCAAACGTCAACGCGTCGGCCGAGCCGTGCGAGTTGGGAGCCGGTTCTAAATCAGAGCGGCGATACACGACGTAGGGGAGCTGCGCCGAGTCGGAAACAACGGGAAACACGAGCCGCGTGATGGCTTGCACGTCTTCGCTCTCCGAAAGGAGTTTGCGAACCGCGAGCCCCGCACTGAGAGAAGTCTGTTTTGCCATTGGTCAAAAATTATTTGTAGTGACGAGCCGCGATGCGCGCCGTCCACTCGAAGACTTTCGCGCTGAAAATCTCTTGTGCTTCGGGAATGCTCGTGCGTGCGTTGGCAATGAAGTCGTATCGCCTCAGCGCGCCGGTGGAGTGCGGCTTGCGTTTTCCGGTTCCGCCGCGTCCGGTTTGGCGCTTCTCTGTTCCGCTGTTAAACCAATAGGCCAACGGCTTGAGTTCCCCGCGGCGATTGGTGTGCATGAAACGTCGAAATCTTGGGTTTGCGCTCACGCAGACCTTGAACCCGACGCGCTCTTTGAAAACGTTGCAGCGAACATTCGTGCGCAGTCTGTCGGCTTTGTTGACTTTCGTCTTCATCATCTCCCGCCGCGCGGCGCGAAGCACTACGGCGCCGGTGGCACGCGCTGCGCCGATGAGCGCCTTTTTGCGTTCTCGTTCGGAAAGCATGTGCCAAAGGGCGCGCAGCCCGTCGGTGTTCATTGTCGCTTCCATGTCGTTATTCGTTTACTCGTTCACAAATCAGCGTGACAAAACCGCGCGCCTTGTTGGGAATGATCGCCGTAACGGTGTAGAGCAAGCCATGCAGTTCGCGCACTCGCCAATTTTCGCCCACCTCGTGTCCATCGCGCACGTTGTATTCGGTGGAATGGTCGGGGAAATGCTCGCCCACCTCGTTGTGTAGGCGTGCGGTATGGCGCACTTGCTCGGCATAGGCCACGCGGGTCGGCTCGTAGTGTACACGCTCTGCGCCGTAACCGTCGACGGCGCGCACCGGTCGCAGGAGTTCGAGCCGCGTTCTCATTCTTCCGGCTTGCATAGGCGTTTAAAAGGTTTGACACAAGCTTCGAACGTCTCCGGTACGCTGTGCATTTGCACGGCGGCCACCCCTTCTCGTTGGTTGTACCAATGCGCGCCCAACGAATAAACAGCGATTCGCAGCATGTGCGGGAACTTACCGCCGCCCATTTCGACAAGCTCCGCCGCGCTGCGGTTCGTCGCCTTGACGATAGCCTCCTCCGCTGCTTCGAGAAGAAAGCGCAGGTACTCCGTCTCGTCGTCGAAATCATCGGCGCGACAGTGTTTGCGAAATAGGTCGAAATCGGTAAGCATGGAAAACAGAAAAGAAAGGGTTATGCGTTCTTGATTTTGACGAGCTTGAACGCTTCTTCGCGGAGGGTCACGGTGGCAGGGTGGGAGTTAATTACAAAGTTTACTTCATTCTTTTTGGCGCCCGAGTAAGGATCCATGATGATGTCCATATCACCAAAGAAGCCCAACGGCTGATAACTCCAGTCGCCAAGACCGACATAATCCTGTCCGATGTGTTCAGTGCAGAACACGGGAATACCGGCAATCAAACCATTTTCGCAGATCATGGTTTGCGAATTGGGGGCTTTCGGAGTGCCTTCCAAAATAGCCTTCATCGCCTGAGTCATTACCCATGCCATGTGTTTTCCTTTCACACCGGCAGCGAGTATCTCGGCTTTCACGAGATTAAAGGAGATAAAATCGAGTACGGGACCGATTTCTTTGGCTTTTGCCTTCAGACCAACAAACGGGCCAACCAGTTTTTGCGAGTTTGCCACCTTCGTCGTGCTGAACAAGATTCTGTTCGTCAATTCGGCAACCGACGCCGGTAACTCCTCGTAAATGACAGACCGAACTTTATCGTCTGTCCGCATAATAGCTTCACGCGTGGCCGCCGTCGCCAGACCCACGCGCTCGGGGTTTGCGGAGAGTTTGTTGAAATCAATTTTTTGGGTTTCTAACTCCACCGATTCGCCTGCGATGTGCGCTTCAAGCTTTCCATGAAGCGGCCAAATGAATTCGCCGTGCAAACCGGTTTTGATATCGATGCCGACTTTGTCATAGATGAGTTCTTCACGAAGCGGCTTCACAATGTCTTGTACTTCGAGGGGGATTAAACCGCCTTTTGCGGCATCTGCTGACATTGTGGCCTCACGTTGCAGCACGAACTTGGTCGTAACGACGTTCTCCACGTTTTCACGCACGAACTCTGTCAAATTCAAGTTGCGTTCTTCGCGGGTCGACTCGTAAGGTTGTGCCAAAGCGCGCGACTCCATATCCACCAGTTGCAATTCGCGCACGAGTTCATTGTACTCGTTTTCTTCTGCTTCGTTGCGGGTGCGTTGTTCTTCGCGGAGTTTGTTTGCCATCTCCTCAATCTTCGAGGAGAGATCACGGCGGCGCTCGCGCAACTCAATGCCGCGGGCGGTGATAGTACTTCTTGACGTCATAGTATATTGAGTTTAGTATTTGTGCTTTTTCAGTACTTGTGCCATCTCTTCGAGCTGTCGTTCTCGTTCCTGCTCCGCGGTGTCGTCCACGGGCGGGGCGGGTGCCGGCTCAAACTGCTCGCGCAGTGATACGCTCGTATCGGGATAGGCAGGATCGGCGGCGAGGGTCATGTCGTAGACTCCCACAATTTGGCGCACGGTGTAGGTGATTTTTTGGTTTCCCGTGGCGTCGGTGTCCACGCTGCGGCCGACGTAGTCATTCTTTCTGTAGTAGGTGGAGAAAGCGAAGCTACACCCCGCCAAATCACCGCGGCGCACGAGTTCGACCGCCTTGTCGCCGTCGGCCGTGTGGGGCGCTTCAAAAGAGAACTTCACGCCGCGCGTGTCGATGTCGTAGGACAATGTGCCCTGTCCCTCCTTGGAACGCGCCAAAATAAGCTGCCGGTCGTGGAACAACGTAAACTTAATATCCGACGCATCGAGCAGTTCGCGGGTTACGGCTTCGGGAGCGATGATTTCGCGCGCCTCAATCTTTCCGTCGTCTTCGCTCCACAGCACCGCGGAGGGCGTATTGAACAAAATGGCGTAGCCTTCAATCGTTCGGCTCTCTTGCCCTTCGGGGGCTTCTCGGAGGTGTACCCCTTCGCGCACCACGCATTCACGTCGCAGCGTTTCGGGGTTCTTTTTGGGTGTGGGTGTCTTTTCCATCGTTCAGCATTTCGGGGGTTGTCGAAAGGTCTCGGAGGTTGGCCGAAACCAAAGGAGTGTCGCCGCCTTCGACGGGTGGCTTGTTTTCGGCGGCGCGCCATTCGTTGACGGTGTAGAGCCCGGCGGCGATGGTCGCCGTTTGATAACGGACGCGGCTCTCGAGGTCGCAAGCGTAAATTTCGCGGCGGTCGAAGATGATGCGGCGGCGCTCGGCCATCTCGGGATAGAGTTTGCGCAGCAGCTCGCACTCCAACTTGTGCAAAATCGGGTTGAGCGTGAGGTTCATCAAATCGGTGTAGGCGTTCTCTGCGCTCTTGTAGTTGTTGCTCGTGTCGCTGTAGACGAAAGAGGGCGGCACGCCGAAGAAGCGACAGACCTCGAAAACCGTAAATTTGCGCGTTTCGAGAAACTGCATATCGGCCGACGTCATGGTGACTTGTCGAAAATCGACTTGCCCGGGCAACTCCACAATTTTCTCGCCGTTCGAAAAGCGTTCATCTATCGACTTCGCGGCGTTTTTAAGTTCGTCGCTATCATATTCACCCAAAGCGAACGGGCGGCCGGCTGTGCCGTTGGCCAAAAAGCCGCGGACGTTTCCGCCGTCGGCAAAGCGTGTGAGCGTTTCCTCCGCGGCGCTGCCGGCAATGTCGAGCGTGTTTCTCGCATAGGAAATCACCGAAAGGCCTTTTTTCCCGTCGAGTGTGAGGTGTTTGAAGTGCAAAATCTCACTTTCCTCGTAGGTGCCCGAAAGGTCGTTTGCCATATCGTTCACCATGTAGACGTTGCGGAGCGCGTCGTGGCTCACCGTGCCGCGGTTGCAAAGCACCAACGATTCGACCTCATAGCTCAATGAGTTGTATACGGGTACCACGTAGGCGTTGCCCTCCAGGAGCAGCAGACGAATGATCGCGCCCCAAAAGTCGGCGGCCGACATTGAGGGACACGGTTGCACGTTGAGCAGATAGGACAAGCGGTCGCCCGGTGTGGAGACAAACAAGCCATCGCGCACACTCTCCACCCGCAGGGGGAGCGAAGACACGATGCCCGCTATCACTTCGACGCAGCGGTGCGCCGTGGGAATAGACATCGGCGAAGTGTTCACACCGAGGACGTAGCGATGTACGCCCCCGGTGCCCGCCGAACGGCTCGCCGACGTTTTGGCCGGCGGAGCGCTTCGGAACAGGTTGCGGACACTTGCGAAAAAACTCATAAAATAGAGTGAGTGAATAGGTGGGATTTTATGAAAACAACAGAGCGAAATTAGTCCGATTCGCGCGCGCAGACAATAGGGTTTTGAGAACGCGTTAAACGCTCCCAAAACCCTACTGTAACAAAGTGTAACAATGTGTGCCGCCGTGTGCCGTAACGCACCGCCGTGCGCCAAACTTTATATTTTATTTTGTGTGTCTTTCGTGCCGAAATCGGCGGCCGACTATTGCTCCGCGTCGAGAAATAGGCGCATCGTCATGAGCATCGTGATCACGCCGTCAATTTTGCGCGTTTGTTTGCGCTTGACCGGCTTGCAGTTTTCCAAGTTGTCGAAATTCAGCACGGCATTGCCGAAGCAAAAGGCGTTGATCGGGTTGGAGTTGATGGTGATGCGCCCTTCTTTCGCCCAGTGTTCGAAGCTCTCCACCGGTGCGGTGAAATTTCCGAACGCCTGTCCCACAGGTTTGAGCGCATCGGCGCCGCCGACCGCAGCGAGCATGTTGATCACCTCCCGCGACTTCCACGCGTCGTATCCGATTTTTAGGACGTTGAAGCGTTTGGATAGGCCGACGATGTGAGCCACAATAGCGCGGTAGTCGATCACTTCGCCGTCCGTTAGGTGCAAATGCCCGTCGGCCGCCCACTTGCGGTACATTTCCTCGTTGGGGTGTCCCGGCAGAGCGCCGCGGGGGAAAAAATAATCGGTGTGAAAGTGCATCGTGCGGTCGGCCGCATTGTGAATGCAAATCGACACGGCCGAAAAGTCGTCACTCTCCGACAAGTCGATGGCCACCATCGCCGGCGGTCGCTGTGTGAACACGCTCAAGTCGAGCGGTCGCATCATCTTGCGGGCGAGCGTGGCGCTGATCCATGGGCGCGACTCGTCTTCGGCGTAGATGTTGAGCAGCTTGGTGCGAAAGGTCAGCAGCGCCTCCGCACCGTTGCGCAAAGCCTTCGCCCACTCGTCGCGGTAGAAGTCCATCGACACCGTTACGCCCATGTGGGGGTGCACCTTTCGCCACGTGTCCTCGCTGCCTTCGTCGTCGTCGACATCGGGCATAAAAATGTGGGCAAATGTGCTGTCGTCTTCATAGTCGCCCAACAGCATACGGCAGCAACCTTGCACCATCTCGTAGCACGGCGCATCGACAAGGGGCGAGGCGGTCGTGATGATCACCGTGAGCGGGTTGTGCCGCGCGCCCATCGACGAGGTGAGGGTGTAGAAAAGTTCGGCATCGCGCGCTTGAGAGAACTCGTCGACGATGATGGTCGACGCATTGAGTCCGTCTTTCGTGTTGGCGTTGGCTGTCAAGCACTGCGCAAAGGCCGGACGGTTGGGGCGGCGGCTCTTGATTTCGGTTTCGTTGGCCAAATAGTAGCGCGACTTCGGGTCGAGTTTGAGGAAGCATTGGCGCACCACCTTGAAACACTTCTTTGCTTGGTCGGCACTGTTGGCGCAGATGTAGCTCTCCGCGTTGGCATCGCCAAACAAGACATCGTTGACCGATATGGCAGCGCTGCTCGTGGTCTTGCTGAATTTACGCGGAACGAAGAGCAGCACCGTGCGCACCACGCGGCGCGTGCCTTCCCAAAATCCATAAATCGAGGCGTATTGGAAAGCCTGCACCGGCGTGAGCTTGTATTTCTGCAAACCTGCGATGCCGGGGAAGTGCAATTCTTCGTAGAGCGTGAAGAATTGCAGCACCGCGACTTTGCAGAGCCCGTATTTATCGACCATCTTCAAGAAGTGTTTCACCCCCAACTGCTCGAACACGTTGTGCCCGTCCGGGTGGTTGATCACTTCGGCGCAGTAGGCCTCAAGGCGCGCGTCGGTGTCCGCCAAATTGTAGGCTGCAAGGTCTACAGCGTCGAGCAAACGAGTCACTTCTACTTTCGCCTCGCGGAGTCTGTCTTTGTATTCTTCCGTCATAATGGCAAAGTAGGTTCGTGATTAGCGGCATCGGCGCGCGCTTGTGCCATGGCGGCGGCACGCGGGTCGGTGTCGAAAGCAATGAAGCGGCGGCCGCTAACCTTGGCGGCTTCGCATTCCGTTCCGCTGCCGGCAAAGGGGACGACCACCAACGCGCCGGGGCGGCTGCAGGTTTCGATGAGTTGCCGCGTAAGCGTGGGCGGCTTCTTCGTCGGAAAATCGTAGGCCTTTGTGATGTGGTTTTCTTGGGATGCCGTGATGATGTCGCGGAAGTTGTAGAGCTCGCCGAAAAAGGGGCGGCGGCGCGAAGCGTAATCCTCCCGCTCTTTTTCTAAATACTCGTGCGTTTTCTCCTCAAACTCCACACGTTTTCGCTCAAACTCCGCAGCTTTTTCAGTTCTGTAGGGACGGGCATACAATTCAAGCAGTTGGTTCACACGTGCGGCGTTCGGGAACGTCCATTGACTTCGGCACGTCCAATGGCAAACGGCGCGGTCGCTGATGTGCAGCGCCGCCGCAACACACTGCGCCCCACCGAGCGAGTCGATTTCACGACGCAGCCACAAACGAAGCGGCTCAAATGGTTCGTAGAAATAGGAAGCATTGGGTTGAGTGAACGAGTCTTGCGGTGCGGCTTGACTTTCGTAATGCAAGAAGCGTTCAGTACCATTGCGAAAGGTGCGCAGACTTTGGGGGGACTGTTTAATGTGCACGCCGTTCGTCTTGTACCACGCGCAATTAGCGAGGAGATGAAAATGCCGATCAAGGATAATTTGCGAATAGGCGATGCGCGCCGCCGATCCCCACCAGATCAAATTGCCGGTGGGGGCAAGCAGACGCGCACACTCCGCCGCCCATCGTTCCACATCGGACAAATAGGCGTCGAACGTCGGCCATTGAAAATCGAAATCGCCTTTGACTTCAAAATACGGAGGGTCGGCCACGATGAGGTCGGCACACCCATCGGGCAAATCGTTGTTCAGAAAATTGGCGCATCGCACGGTGTCGAGCGCACCGAGTTGAGCGTCTTTCATAGTTTAGCGGCTTTTTGTGTGGCTTTGAACACCTTTTCCGTCAGGTTCTCGAGGGGGCTGCCTTCATCGGCAGCGGTCAGGTCTTGGGCGGTCAGTCCAAGCGCTTTCATGTGGCGGGTGACGGCGGCCAACGCGTCGCGCTGCACCCTAAACACGGGGTGCGAAACGAGCTTCTCGCCTTGTTGTGTTTTTTCGCGGACGGTGGTCTCTTTGAGATTAGCTATTTCAGCATTGGCCAGGTCGAGCGTTCGGCGCGCTGAAGCGAGGGAGTAAATTTCCATCTCGAGAGCAGCCGAGTCCGCGCCCTTCGATTTCACAGCGCGCTGTACCGTGGTGGCATGTTCCTCCACGGTTTTCTTCTTCTCGCGCATAAATCGCCCGTATTTTTTGGCGATGGCGCGCAGTTCGGCCAACTCGGAAGCGGAGATTAAAACTTGGCCTTCGTGGGTTTCATTGTCCATTTAATCGAGGTTTTGGAGTGGGTGAAAGTCGATGTTTTTGCGTTGTTTTGTTAAAATCCACCTATTCCAAAAATCGTCGGACGCAGAGAAAAGAGAGTGTGTGGGGTTTAGAAGCACCCCCACCCCCTTTTGAAAACACCCCCCCGGGGGTATCGGGTTAGTCTCTGTTCGTTTTTTTAACACGCGTTGCGGGGCGTTGGATACGCGTGCCATCGTCTTCGCCGGTGAAGAGGCGATCAATGGCTTTGCGTTCAGTCTCAACGCGCCGCGCCGTTCCGCGCTTGCCGCCGCGCCCCAACTCGACATGCACCGCCACGTGGCAGGAGTGGCACAATGGCTGCAGGTTCGTTGCGTCGAACATCAGACGGCGGCGGTCTTCGGCCGTCGCGCCGTCTTCCACGGGCGAGATGTGGTGTACTTCAGTGGCAAGCGTTTCGCGTCCCTCGTGCATGCAGCGCACACACAGCGGGCGGACGCTCAATACCTGCGCGCGGAGTTCCACCCATCGGGCGGAGTTAATCATGGCGCGATAGTCCGCGCGGTGATTGGAGTACATTAGTTTGCTCATGTAACCGGGTTGTAACTGTGATAGCCCGCGAGCACACGACTTGGCCGCGTCCGCGCGGGTTCTCGGTGTAACTATGGAGTAACTGCGCACCTATCTGCTGTCGCCGTCACCGATGATCACGCCGCGCGCTTGGCGGTCGGCGAGTTTGTCGAGATTGCGGCGCATCACTTCTTCAAGGCTGAAGCCGAGGTGGCGTGCCATCATTGCAACGAACCAAAGTACGTCGCCGAGTTCGTCGGCGATGTCACCGGTGGAACGGAACGCATCGCCGCGAAAGCTCACGATCTCGTTGTTGTTGATTACGATGTCGCCGCGGCGCACGGCCTTTGCTATCTTGTCCGCCACTTCACCGGCCTCAGCCATCAAACCAAAACTAAGATAGGTAATGTTCTCTGCCGCGTGGCCGGCAATGGTGCGGTGGGCTTGTTGTTCGTATTCTGTTGCTGTCATTGTTAGAGATCTAGTTTGTAGAGGGATCAAAGAAGTTATACGCGCGGTGATGTTACTTCATCAAGCATCTGCGCGAGAGTTCTATTCTCGATACTTTTGCGCATGAGATCATCAAGGCTGAAGCCTAGGTATCGCGCAAAGACGGTGGTAAACCAAAGAACGTTGCTGAGGTGGTTCGCTACTTCGGAGACCACCGAACAACCGAGGCGAGTTTTCGCATCGCCGACTCCTTTGTCGCTAAACGACAAATCGTAGTATTTGCTAGCGTCGGTAAGGGCATAAGCAAGGCTCCCGACGGCGGCGGTAAGCCCAAAAGAAAGATTTACAAAGTTGTACTCCTTAGATCTTTTGAAGAACGAGCGAGCTAGTAGTTCGTATTCTGTTGTTGTCATTGTTTTGATGCTTGAGGGATTAGTACGTATTCGGAAGCGGAATCAAAGTACAAGGGAAAGTTATACGCGCGGCTGTCAATGTAGAAAGACGCCGCTTCTTCATCGTAACAAACACAGCCGACGCGTGTCTCCTCGTTGTTGACATCGTAGTAGCTCACCTCGTCGCCGGTGTATATCTCTTCGCCGTCCATCGTTTTCACGTTGATGTATTGCGCCACCGAATCGGGGTACACCTCAATGCAGCGCGGTGCGCCGTCGGCGTGGCGTGTATCGGGTTGAACGATGTAGGACGCGGTGGCGTACTGCAACACGCCGCCGTAAACGATTGAGCCGTCGGCGATGGAGCGGCCTCGGAATTTGATTACTTGCATGTGTGGGTTATTTGTAGAATGTTTACTGAGCGAATAGACAGCCGGTGCATACAGCCGATGCGAGTCGGGCGTGTCCTTTTCGATATTCCAAGAGCAGCGCGTCAACACGCGCCACGAAGGGGGTGAGGTGGTCAATGCCCTCCAACTCGGAGACGGCTTGCGTGAATCCTAAATGCGCGCGTAGCACATCCACCGCCGCGCGTTCGGCTTCTTGTTCCAATGCGTTCGGGTCGATGGGGGGCGGTTGCTCCTTTTCTTCTTGCGGCATGAGATTGGAAAGGCAGTAATCATTTGCCGCTATCTCTTCGGGGGTGATGCTGATCTCGCGGCCGCTGCTGCGGTCTTCGTATGCGATGGAAGTAATGCCGCGTGCCGTGCGGTCTTTTCGCAGCACGAGCAACACGGTGGGGATCTTCGTGTCGACAAAATAGCCGCCGGGGATAAACACCACGCGGTCGATGACATTTTGCTCCACCAGCCAGCGGCGAATATTCCCCTCGGCATTGCCGCGGTAGAGAATGCCGGGAGCATTGAGCACCACGGCTATACCATCGGGGGTGAGGTAGTGGAGCACGTGGAGCAAAAACGCATAATCGGCCTTTGACGGTGGGGCGAGCGCAGGGGCGGCCGTAAATCGTTCGTCGGTGCTCTTTTGTTCCCACTTCGCCGAGAAGGGAGGGTTTGCCATAATGCAATCAAATCGACGACCGACAAATGCCGGTTCTTGCAACGTGTCGCCGCACACCCCCTCGAAGTTTACGAGCCGAGCACGCGCAACGTCCAACTGGTCGCCCTCGCGCTCTTGCCCATACTTGCGCACCTCGTCTCCGAAAACAGCAAGCAGCGCACCGTCGCCACAAGTGGGGTCGTAAACTTCGGCAACTTCACGCCCGACGTATTCTTTCATTATTTGTGCAAGACGTTCATCGGTGTAGAAAACGCCGTTTTCTCGGAATGTTTGCCGTATGCTTTTGAGATTGTGCGCCATGGCCGACGGTCAGATTTTGAAAAACGGAAAGAACCAATCGCGTACACGTTGCCACAGTGGGGGCTTTCTATATGCTCGCAGAAGTGCGGTGATAGACTTTGCATATAAGAGATTATCCAACTCGCGCTGTTCTCCAAGGATGTTTGCAGAGATTTCCCCATTCTGTGATAAAGAGAAGAGCACCACTGCGCGCCCGTCTTCATTGCCCGCGCACCACTTTTTAGCTATCGCGTGTAATTGTTCTTGTGTGATCTCTTGTTTTTCGGTCTTGCTGTTGTTTCGTTTGCTCATGTTGTGTCTTGTTTTAATTGAGGTTCTGACGGAAAAGGCCTACCATAAGGCCGAGTGCACAATCTCGTTCGCACTTTGGGAGCGCGCTCCACATGGGGTCGGCGGCTAATGTTGCGCTGATGGTCTTTGCAAGGTCTTTCACTTGAGAGCGGAAGGCGCGGATCTGTGCACGCATGGCGCGCTCCTGCTCTTCCTTTTCGGCTAATACTTCCCTCTTGATTTGGTAAGATCTATTCATTTGCTGTCCGTGTCATTTTGCTGTTTTGTTTCTTTGAAACTCTTCGGGGTGTGTGGCGAGATACTCCTTCGCTTTGTCCTCATCGCCATCGAAGCGTTCGGCGGCGAACGCGGCAAGCATTCGTTTGTACTCTTGGTAGCTGACGGCGTATTTGCGGCGGCGCTCGTCTTCCGCGGCGCGTTCCATTCGTTCGCACTCCCTTTCGTATCGCTCAATTTCACGGCGGCGGTCTTCGAGGAATTGGCGAATCCTTGCCGTGATGTTCTCGCCGCGCGCGTTGCTGTATCCCACAATGCCGTAAATACCTGCGGCAAGACGCGAGAAGAAGAGCATTACTTCCTCGAGGTTCAGCGAAGAGTAAGCCGAATAAATCACGAGTGCGAGGTTTTGAATGTCGGCCACGGTGAATTGGTCGGCCGTCGAAAGCGTCTTTACATACTCGTGAAGCTGTTTGCTGAGCCACGCCACAACAAACTTGTCGCCACATTCGCGGCCTACTCGCTTTAATGTCGGTGCGTTTCCCAAGTAGCAGCGCAAGGGCTGCGCAGCGAATAGCGGCTGAACGCCAGAGAGGTATTTCTCCGTGATGTATTCGCGAGCTTTAGTCGTTGCCGTGGGTAAGGCGTTCGAGCATGTTGTCGAAATAATCGCCACGTTCGCGTTGCCGCGCTCTATTATCGTCGACAGATTTTGCGGTTGTGCCATGGTGTGAGGTTGTTGTTATGTTTGTAGACTTCGGGACGGCGTTCGCTCTCGTGTCCTCTAAGACGCGCAGGAAGTTCGCCGGGCGAAACAGCCAATCGAAATCGGCTACCCACCCACGAGCGCCGCCGCCGTTGTAGAAACTAAGCTTTGCGGCGTTCTGAACCACTTTTGCGAGTGCTTCTTTGCCGTGTTCTTTCAGCCGTGCGCGGACAAACGCTGCGCGCTTGCTGTTGGACGGGATGCTGCGCACTTGCGGAATCTGTGCGCCGTGCGCGGCCATCGTTTCGTTGAAATAGCGGGCAAAGGCTGCCAAATCGAAATCGCTTTTATCTTTCGAATCGCCCCCCGCGGAGGGGGCAACGCTTGCAGCCTCATCCCTCGCACCGGCATTGCGGAGCGGCTTGGCCGCGTGTGCTTCTTCGACGTAAGGAGAAGAAGTACTATTCTCTTTTACTTTACTTTCCTTTCCTTTGGTACGTTTTTCGCTACCATTTGGTACACCATTTGGTTGCGTTTCTGTTACCATTTGGTTACTTGTTTCGGTGGTTTTGGTCTTTTCGCGGTTTTCTTGGCGAACGGATACACCGAGGGCGGACGCTGCTTTGCGCTTCGCCGTTATTTCGTCTTTTCGCGCCATTCGCTGTCGTAGGCTTTCGGAGTAGAAACACTCACCGCGCTCGGGGTCGACGGTGAAGGCAAATAACCCAAAGTCCCTAATTATTGACTTTGCGAGAGAAGCATCGATACGAAGGTCGTAAGCTATAAGGTTATAATCGACGACACTCATATATTCCTGATCTTCTCGGAGGCGCTCTACGAGCATAAAGTAAACGCCATAACCCGCGGGGCCGTGCTTCATGCGCACTTTTACCAGCCGTTCATCGTTGCGGGCGTTGGAATCGTGAGGAAAGTAGGAAGAGAGGGTTTTTGTTGCTTTCTTTCTTCCCATGGTTTGTGTTACCTATTCATTCGTTGTTCTTTAGGTGTTCGCTGACAACACGCTCGAACGTTTCGAAATCGCGGACGACTTCATACCGATACCCGTGGGTTTCTGCGTGTTGTTGCCACTCCTTTTGTGCGGGGCTTTGCCGCCCCTTTGCGGTCTTCATCTCAATGCACAGCGCGTGGTGCTGCTGTGAGGGCACGAGAAGAAGCAAATCAGCCACGCCGGCCACCACGCCCTCAGCTTTGAGGCGGGCACCGGTAATGTGGTCGCGTCGGCCGCCGTTGGGCACTGCGAAGAGCAGCGGACTCAAGTCGGCGTGAGCGTAGCGAAACCAACGAACGCACGCGCATTGTAGTTGGTGTTCGGGATCTTGCATTTAGCGTTTGGTCTTTATTCGCCCGTGTCTTTGATGAACTCTATAATCGGGGTCTCAGTCACAGAAGTCAGCACCGGAACATCCATAGAGTTGAGGAAGAACGCTAATAAGCTTTCCGTCGCGTCGTGCAGCTTTTCGGCGGTTACGAGAGCGGTTCTTTTCTTGTCGACTTCGCGGCCACCTCTATTCAGAACGGTAACCGTGTAGGCGACTTTGTAGAACTTCAAATCAGTACCGGCGGAAAAGTCGGCGATCAACTCGTCAAACTTTCGGCAGACCACATCCGTAACGCTCACCAGCGCGTCTCTGTTCTCATATTCGGCCTTTACCAACTGCTCGGCGCGCGTGCAGCTATCGGTCAACACGAGGTAGGAAAAGCGCTTCACAACTTTATTCCCGTACTCATTGACCATTTCGGCGGAAACCTTACATTCGTAGTATTTCATTTTTAATTCGGAGTCTTGCATAGTGTCTTAGTTGTTGTTCTGTTGTGCGGTGGGATTGACGAGCGAAACATAAAAGCCGCGTATCGTCACGCCGTAGTGCTTATCACCGTCGCGCTCGACGCACCAGCCTTTCGGGGTTACGGTCACTTTTACCTCCGAGCCTTTCGGAAAGACTTCCAACCCCTCGGCATAGCGACCGGTGAACATGATGGGCACGATGTTTTCAATCAGGTCGCCGCCGCGGTTGTACGTCGAGCAGTCGAGCAGCAGCATGCGGGTCGTGTATTCCACGTCTTCGCCCGTGTTCGGCGACTTGAAAGTGCGTGTTTCGAGGTCGTGGAGTTCTAAAATGTTGCCTTGTAATTCCATTGTCTTTGCTTTTATGTGTGAGCCTCATCGGTCGAGTTAGCAGCCATGGCCTGCAGCCGTTCGTGAACGCGGCGCGTGAAATCGTGGAGCACGTGCTGCGGCGAGCACTTTTGCCTTATGGCGATACGGCCGACGGTGGCGTTCGTTTCCGAGTAGTGGTGAAGGAGGAGTGCAAATTCGGTTTCGGTCATATCCACTGCCCCCTTGCCCACAACTTGGAAACCTCTATAGTTTCCAAAATTTCCGCGGAGTATTCCGCATCCTCTAAAATGTGAGGCATCTGTTCCTTTGCAATCTCACAGGCTTCGGCATCCGTCTCCGCCATAACTTGTAGCATCCCTTGTCTTATTGCGGTCATGGGGGATATTTCAAGATGGGGAAACATCTCTTTGGCTTTTGCTATCGCTTCCGGGCTACTACCGACCCACTCTGTTACAGATATAAGGTATCTTTTCATGTGTCTGATTGTTGAGTACTACACTTCATAATGGCGGCGCATTTCGAGTTCGTCATCTGCGATGTATTGCAACTCCATTTCACTGCGCACCCGCGCACTATGTTCTTCCTCCGCTTGTTCCAAAAGGGCACACAGCTCGTCGAGGAATCGTTCTTTATCTTCTTCAGTCAGCACGTAGGCTTCTACGTCCTCCGCCGTTTCGTCGTCGTCTTCGAGCAACATCACGCCGGGGTGATCTTTTATTTCTTCTGCCGGCAGTTTGGCGAGAGCCGAAATCTCGTCTTCAAGCACTAAGCAGACATACTTGAGTTCTTGAGCTGTGCCGTTGGTGTCTAAATCGCTGCGCAGCTGCTCGGCGGTCTCCAATTCTATTTGCATGCTGTCTGTTTTTTTACTTGTAGAATTTAGTCCAAAAGCTCATGATGCTCTGACCGGTGAAAACGAAACGGCCAAAGTATTCGTTAGCCATGGGGCTGAGCATCCCCAATTTCATGTATCGGTAGACCGACGTTCTTGAAATCTTAAGCAAGCGTGCCGTATCCGATACGTTGAAGCGAGCGGTCGGCGGGACTTCGGGGCGTGTTCTCGTCATCGGGGTGGGGTTATTTTAATCACTGTAATACTTGAATCGTAAATGCACGTTTTGCTGTACACCGGCAACTCTTCGGCCTGTCGTACATACGTCACCGTGGCGCGGGCGCTCTGTAGCGCTTTGAGGTTCGGGAGAATGAACTTGCGCGGACGGTTCGGCTTGAGCTGCCGTACATCTTCGCGGGTCAATCTGTTGCGACGGCGACCCGTTTTACACGCAAACGCCTCATCCGCGGGGCGCCATTCCTTGGGTATCTTCTCATTCATATCGTTGCTTATCGAGTGGCACGGCGGGGAATCGAACCCCGCGGCGAGTGGATGGAATGAATTGGCGTAGCCCCTCGCCGGTTCCTTTCGTGCCGGTTCCGCGCGCCGTCTCACGACGTGGCGCGGCATCTAACATAACAATTTACAATCTCGAGGCCGCGGGCGGAATCGAACCGCCTAAGGGAGGAGAGAAAAAGCAGAAGTCTCACATTATGGCTATTTTGATCAATCAAAGCCTCCCCGCCCTTGCCCGGCGAACGTGCAGATGCCTCACACATTCCGCGGCCGTGTGTGCCGCCTTATCCGAGGACAAGAGCGACACGTCTCACATGATGGAATTACAAAGCCTATTTACCAATCCGCTTTCCCCCCTTGCATTATCTGCATAATGCGGAGAACCGTAAGCAAAAGATCAAGCTTGTCAATCTTTCGCGGGGGACGGTTTCTGGCTCTTTTCTTTTTCTTTCCCATTACTTCGTTTTTACAGATGCCTCCGCCGCTTTCGGCTTCTCGGTTTTCTCCACCGGGGGCGGCGGCAAATGGGGGAAATAGCTCGGAATGCGCAGGTGCTCGGCCACGATGCTCTCAATGTGCGAGCCGTCCGAAGCATTCGCACCGGCAATGAAGTAGATCCCGTCGCACTCCGATACGAGTTTCACGTCGCGGGCAATGTAGTCCACCCATTGCGTGCCGCCCGCTTTCGATTGCAGCGCGGGGTCAGTGGGGTTTACGGGCTCGTGACCCAAAGAGCGGAGGTAGTCCGCGGCGGAGTTAAACGCTTCGGCGAAGTTCTCGCGGGGCTTGCCGGTGGTCGGGTCGGTGATGGAACCCGAAATGTAAATTTTCATCGTCTTGCTTGTTTTGAAGATGGAACACTGTGCGCAGCATCGCAGGAGAGAACCCAAACCGAACGCTGCGCGCTATTGAGAGGCCGCGGGCGGAATCGAACCGCCAAGGGGGAGCGAGATTTGACTGAAAAACCATAACTCTGATATGTCGCTCTCCCCGTCCGGGTGAACATGCGACGCTTCGCACATTCCGCGGCCGTGTGGCTGTTCCTACTCTCACGAGCGGGCAACAGCCCGTAAAACCTTAAATCTAATATGAAAACAATTCGTGACACGGCGGGGAGTCGAACCCCGCGACGAGGGAAAAACATTTAGAAAAAGCCTCGCCATTCCTTTCGTGCCGTGTCCGCGTGCGTTGTCACAACGTGGCGCGGGGAAATTCAATTCATAATCTACACAATGAAAAAAATCGCGGCGAGCGGTGGAATCGAACCACCATTGACGGAAAAGAAAGGAGTAAAACAACCGCCTACACAACCGGTGCTCGCCATACTGCACGGCGTCTCACGACGGATGCAGGAAACGCTATAATCAATCATCAATGAGGTAAAGCATCTATGAAAAGGGGCGCGCCGCCTGTCGTACCAAACGAACGCCTATTTGTAAAACAATCAACGAAAAGTAGTGCAGCGCGTCCTAATAGGGACTATCAGTTCATTCTCGATAATTTTGTATGGCTTAGGGTCTATAGTAGCGAGAGCGGCGCGCCCGTTATTTTCGTAAATCTCCGCTACATAGCAGAGGTAATCCACTATAGCTACGAAGCGTTCCACCACGTACCCATTCTCGGAATGATATTTCGCCGACAAAGCCCATTCAACAAGCGTAGACAAATCTCTGCGCTCTGGAATCGCTCTATGTTCGTAGGCTTCTATTCTTTCGCACTCGCACTCTATGTTATGCACTGTCGGAAGACATTCGGAAAACTTACGACTGGCCACATTGAAATCCCAGGTGTCGGAACCCTCATTAAATCGGTATGACCAATGTTTTTTTTTCGGGTGGAACGGAAATGCGGGTTGTCGATTGTCTGCACTCATAACTTTTCAGCGTCTACGAAATCGGGGAGCTTCTCTCTTCTTTGTGCTCCGAAGAACTTGCGCAAAACGGCGTTTACGTTATTGATGTCAAATCTCTCGAGAGTCTGAAGCAGGAAGTCCTCTTCTTCAAAGAATCCCACGCAGTCGAGTACTCTCGCCGCTCGTTCGTTTTGTAAACTGAAGAACTCTCCCAAAGCGATGCCTACGTTATTGGGGTCAAAACTCTCGAGAGCCTCAAGGAGAACGTCCCCTTCGTCGCAGTAGGGTACGCTGTAGAGTACATCTTCGATATCCACCTGTGTGGTGATTTCGTATGTAGCCATAATGTCTTATTGTTTTAGGTGTAAAAAGCGGCGCGCCGTGTGTGTCATTCGTCCTCGGTGTTCGCGTTCCCTCTCATGTAGGCGAAGAACTTCAAGACAGAAGTAGGGAATACTTTATCTGAGATACCCACGTATAAGAAGAAAACACTCAATAAAAACGCAACTACTCCCGTGACTTTCAAAGCCAATTTCACAAACCATGGATCACCTCTCATTTCGATGAAAAAGTAGAGTATTCCTAAGGCGAATAAAACCGTAGTGAAGAGAAAGAACCCCCAGCGGGCGAAGGTGTCGAGTAGCTGTTTCATTGTTCTATTTCTTTGTAGGTTGGATATCGTTCGATGAGTTCCTTGAACTTTTCGGACTCTCGGAAGCCCGGGATGGCGTCGATTGCCTTGTTAATCATTTTGCGCAGGTTCTGCTCGTTGTGGACGAGGCTTTTGGGATATCCACCTCTAAGGAAGAATTTGGCCGCGTCGAAACACCACGCAGCGTCATCTAATTCTTTGACCGCTTCCGCATAATCGCCACCGCCGCTGACTCTTCCGGTAGTGTAGTTCATCTCGACCCACATGGAAAACGTATCCCGCACCTCGGCGCGTTCCTTCGAGGAGAGTCTTTCCCAACAGCGAACAGCACTCTCTGTTATTGGATCTACGCCGGGGAGCAGTGAAATATCCGCCTCCGAGATGGGAGCACCCGCGGCGTGGTCGTCTGCAGCCTCATCGCTTTCGGTGGCTTGGGCGTCGTTCTCGTTGTCGACCTCGTCGGACTGCTCGTCTTCGCTGTCGTCTTCTTCCACTGCGCCGGCCTCATCAGTCGCGGCGTTCTCTTCGTCCTTGGTCATCGGGGGGAACTGGAGCTCCCATTTTTTATATACAAAAGGCGGCGGGGGCGGAAACACACAGCCGGCGGGGAAACCTTCAAAGTGAGTCTCCGCGGCGGGTTCGTCGTCGAGCTCGTTAGGTTCGTCCTCGGCAAGCGGTGTTTCTTCGTAGTCGAGCAAGGCGCGGAAATAAGCGATGATGTATTCCAAACGCTCCACGTAGTAGCGGTAGAAGTTTTCGCCCACGTTGTTGCCGTTCGCGCTCAACTTCAAAACAATCTCCGCCGCTTGGTTGGCCAAGTCTTCGTACTCGTAGGCGAGAACCTCGCTGTCTGCCTCAGCGATGAGGCTGTCAATCTCTTGATGCAGCGTCTCAAATCGGAAGCAATCCTCAGCGAATCGAGTTATTAGGTCTTTGTTGTCCATCGTTGTTGTTACTTCGTTGTTTTCTGTGCTCGTTTCCTTTGCAAATCCGAAATACTTACATACATTTGCAGAACAGAAAGCGGCGGCGCTGTCTTGTTTTTCAGCATCTTAGCCGCTCGGGGAATGTAATTACCTCCGAACACACTGCAAAGATAGAACAAATCTCTAATCAAGCCAAGGTTTGAATTAGAAAAATGTCCTATTCTGTTCGAATTTAACACTTCAATTATTATGACTGTAGGTGAAAGAATACGGCAATTCTCTGATTATATGGGAATTACGATTAAAGGCTTCGAGAAAGCCGCCGGGCTTTCCAATGGTTACGTCAACGGGATAAGAAAGGGAATAGGCCATGAAAAGCTATCCGACATTATTAGAGCATTTCCCGAATTAAATAGAGATTGGCTTCTTTTTGGCGAGGGTGAAATGCTGACCACGGGTACAGCACCACCGCCCGAAGAAGAAAAAAGCGCCGAACACTCGCAACTCATCCCCGCCCCACCGGGCAAGGGCATTCCCCTCATTCCGTTGCCAGCGATGGCAGGCTTCCTCAAAGGCAGCACCGACCTTGACCGCAACGACATAGAATGGTATTTCGTTCCCGCGTTCAAAGATTGCACCTTCCTTATCCGCGTCAAAGGCGACAGCATGGCGCCCCGCTATTTGAGCGGCGATATCGTAGCCTGCCGCGAAGTGCACGACACGGCCACCTTCTTCCAATGGGGTAAAGCCTACGTACTCGACACCGACCAAGGCGTTGTCCTCAAACGCGTACGCCGCTCCGAACTCCCCGAACACGTCTTGTGCGTCTCCGATAATCCCGAATACGACCCCTTCGACGTTCCCACCGCCGGCATCTACCATCTCGCAATAGTACGCGGCCTCATCCGCGAAGAATAACTCCCACCACAAAAATCCCAATACCCCGAAGACATGAACAAAATCCTCGCCACCGCGCTGCTGTTTGTCCTTTCCCTCTGCATGGCAACCGCACAACACTTCAACACCTACGACGTAGATTATGACGTGAGGAAGTGTAAGGACATCATCGAACGAAATAGCGGCCACACCGAGCAGGAGCTCGCAAACGACCTCCTGCGCAATTTCCCACTCACACAGAACGGCGTCATTAAATTCCAATACGTGCTCCGAGCCGACACGCTCTTCGATATGGACGAAATGCGCGAAATCGTCGAGCATTGGCAGCGCACCGAATTAGGCGTCGCCCCGCAGCTCCGCAAAGACGGAAACACATTCTACACCGACAAGGCAATGAAAGAAGTGGCGCGCATCCCCGGCGGCATGTTCGGTTTTTCCACCGTGATCAATGCCGAAATGACGTGCCTCGTCGAACTGCGAGAAGGACGAATGCGCATCACGGTGCAAGTTCCTCGTTATCGCCTCGGCTTTTCGAGCGTCGACGAGTTGGGGGATGAGCTTATCCGCCCCGGCGATTGCTATCCCGCCAAGAACAAGGGACGCGAACAAGCCGCCTACGCAAAAGCGTTCAACGGTTCGATAATATGGGCGCTAAACACGTGCCAAAGCCTCAGCACCGTGCTAAAAGTGCGCCACGATATCCAACAGGGCAAGCCCGCGGAGGATTGGTAAACACCCTATTGCTCCCCTTAGCAATATGGTCGGGGCTCGGCACGATTGTTCCCACTTATAACCGCAATATAGCCCATTTATAAACGCAACAACTCTATTTATAACCGCAAACGCCAAAGTGCAACTCGCGAAATAGTCCTTTGCAAATTCTTTGCTCCATCTATTTTGCTACCTTTTGTAGGGCTGAAATTCAACCTTCTATCTCTTCTATGTAATTTTGCCACATAAGTTTGCACGCGCACGCCCTATCTTTGCGGAGAGAGCGCCGCGGGCGGATTCAAACCTACAAAATGAAACAAAAAAATATTCACCCGACCGCCCCGGCTCATGCCGTGGCTTCTCCCCGTCGCAAAGGGGCAACCGCCCTCTACTATGCCGTGGGGTTTGTGCTTTTGTGGATCTTTTCCACTTGGGTCTACGGCGACGTGTTCCGCCACATCGCCGACGAAAACTATGTTTGTGCCGAGCGCCAACCGATGTTCTACGTCTTGCGCTTGCCCGGCGCCTATGTCCTCTGGGCGGCGCGCTACGTTTTGTTGGCCTTCCTCAACCGTTGGGTCGGCGGCACGCTGTTGGCGCTCCTGCTCACCGGCGTGGCGTGGTGCATTGAGCGCTTGCTCCCGAAAGCGCGCCGCGGCGAGGGCTGGGGCTGGTGGTTGCCGCTGGCGCTGCTCGCCTGGTGCGTGGCCGACGGCTTCAATCTCTTCCTGCGCATCGAACCCTCGACCTTTGTACTGCGCACGCTGGCCTTGGTCGGCGCTTCGGCGACGGGAGTCGTGGCCGTGAGTGTGGTGCGCCGCTTTTGTAGGCGCGATGTCGAGGCTGTTGCGCCCGTAGCTCCGCGTTCGTGGGTGAGTCGCCTCTTGCCGCTCCTGCCTGTGGTGGCCTATGTGGGGCTGGTCGTCTTTGCCGTGACGGCGCGCGACAATGTGCGGGTGTCTTGTCGCCTGCAAAACCAACTGGCCGACGAAGATTGGGAAGCGATGATCGAGACAGCGCGCTCGGCCAAGCGCCCCTCGCGCACCGTGGCCGCCCTGCACGCTGTGGGACTCGAGCAGACCGATCGTTTGCTCGACGGCCTCTTTGCCATCTCCTATGATTATCCCGAATTGTCCCTGCGCAACGTCGGCGGAAAGGACGAGGGCATCAACTATTTGCCCGACCTCTGTCTGCATGCCGGCTTGCTCAATACGGCCTATCGCCTCTCGATGGACAACACCGTGGAGCACGGCCCCCGCCTGCACAACTTCAAACGCATGGCGCTCTGTGCGCTGCTCAACGGTGAGAAGCGTTTGGCCGAACGCTACCTCAATCTCGTCGATCACATGCCTTTCTGCCACGATTTTGCCGAGCGCTATCGGGCGATGCTCAAGGATTCGACGTTGTTGGACAGCGATCCCACTTTGGCGCGCATCCGACAGTTGCGCCCCAGGATCGATGCGTTCGAACAGGCCTTCCGCCAACCCACGGTGGTGGGCTACAACCTGGCCACCCCCACCGGCACCGACGCAACGCTCATCACCTCGGTGGCGGCTTGCCTCTATGCCAAAAATCTCGATAGCTTCTTGACGCGCATTCAGTTCTTGCGGGGCAAGGTGCAGTTTCCCACCACGGTGCTGCAGGCCATTATGGTGGCGGCCGTGAAGCGCGAGGGAGTATTGGACTATTTCCCCGAAGTGAACGAACTGGTGCAAAGCGATTTTCAGGCTTTTGTGCAGGATGCCGCGCCCTTCTTGAGGGGGCGCGACGCGATGACGCCCGAACAGCGCGACCAATCGCGTCGAGACATGGCCGAAGCCCTGCGCGAACGGTGGTTCGGCACGTATATGTACTATTATTATTGTGGCAACCTCACGCCGGCAGAAACGTCGACGGAGCAACACCAAGTGAATTGACAGCGACCCGCTGAGAAAATCAATCCCCCAAAAGCCTAAAAGATGCGTTACTCTTCTCTCTTTTCGTGGGCGACGACCCTGTGGTTCGCCGTGTTGAGCCTGATGACGGTGGGCTGTCGATCGGTGGTGCGCGTGCCCGAAACGGCACAAGCCACTACGCAGCCCGCGGCAGTCTTTCCCGACTATCGTGATGTGGTGATCCCGCCCAACATTGCGCCCCTCAATTTTCAAGTGAACCAACCGGCCGAAGAAATCGTGGTGCAGGTGGCCGGAAAGCGCGGCACACCGCTCGTGGCAGCGGCCGGAGAAGCCGGAAAACTGCGCTTCGACTCGCTCGAATGGCGCCGCTTGCTCAACGACCACCGCGGCGAACGATTGGCCGTTACGGTCTATACGATGAACGCCGGCCAATGGCAGCGACACCCCGACTGGTATTGGACGGTGGCGCAGGAGCCCATCGACCCTTATCTCACCTATCGACTCATCGAACCCTCCTATGAACTCTATCGACAGCTGGGGCTGTACGAAAGAAATTTGACGAATTTCGACGAACACCCCATTTATGAGAACAACGACGAGTTTGAGGAGGAGAACAACCACTGTGTGAACTGCCACACTCCGCAGGCGTACGGCACAACCGGTCGCAGGCTCTTCCACGTGCGTTCGAAACACGGCGGAACGGTGTTCATCGACGGCAAAAACATTCGCCGCATGGACATGAAGTGCGACAGCGTGCTGGGCGGAAGTGTCTATCCCGCGTGGCATCCCGAGCAGCCGTGGGTGGTGTTCTCGAGCAACAAGACGGGACAAGCCTTTTTCCTCAG